TCAAGTTGTTCAACACGACCCTCTAATTCATCCAATTCAATAGCAGATGCCGCACCAATATTTGCTCTAGCTTGATTCTGCTGAGCAGGTAAAAAATCCTGCAAAACAACTCGAACAATATCAGCCGACACAATCTGTTCCTCAACTTCATTTATTTTATTTTCTAAATAAGTGAAATTGCCGTCTACCTCTGTCCAGGTTAATTCGGCATTTTTTATATTCCTTAGCACTAATGTCATAAGCTACGTTTTAATAAGATTTTACATATCCGCTAACAACATAACCAGGTGTTACGTAGTAGCTATTCAAATTATTAATCGTATAGGCTGGCACCCTTATCCAAATTTGATACTTAGGATTATTCATTCGAGTAATCATTTACTTCTTGAAGCACCGCTTCATCTAAGGTTAATCTTGTTTTACCGTTAGAAAAATCAATACTAATATTTGTAGGTATAAATAGTTTATTTTCTTGAAAATTAAATTGAACTAAATTCGTTGGAAGTATCACATCTAAAGCCGTGCCTTCTAAAGTAACCCGTTGCATAGCAGCACACTCATGTATCATTTTAGCGTAAGAATTAAGATATCTTAATTGATCCTGAGAACCTGTTCGCTTCCAAAAAATATACCGCTCTCTTGGCACATCAGTGTCATTGTTAAACCAATTCGTCACCTTCATTTGGCCAACAGTAATTTTAGTAATATTCGTTAAAAAATCTCGCAACAAAGGAAATTCATCTATTCGCGCCTTAGATATTCTAATCTGTCCATTTAGATATTCAATTCCACTTTCTTTACTAAGTTTACCGAAGATTAAATGCGCAAAATGCCATTTAGCACCTGAATACAATCTTAACGAATCGTATCTGCTATTTACATAATCACCAATATTTCCAGGCACAAGAAAATAGTAGTATAGCGAATCTTGATTATAAACACCTTGAAACATATTAATTTCCTGAAAATAGGAGTTATAATCAGCCCTATCGTTAATCTTGAATAAGTTCTGATACAAATCATTCTTACCATCACCGAAAGACAACTCTGATTCGTATTTAGTAGTATATCGAATCTCACGCGAAACTTGCGCTTGTTCAGAATCCCATGCTTTAACCTTTAAATCTAACTGCGCAACAGTAACCTCATATACATGGTAATCATTCGCCCCAATTGCGAAGGTATCATCACCATTTCTAGGAATATAAACACGAACATTCAACTTGCCGAATTTATCTGTTTTTAAACCCTTCTTGACCACCTCTGCCTTTAAAGCATTTGGTATTGAAAAACGTTCAAAAGTATAAACAGGTTTTGTGTAATCAGGAAAAACATACCAATAATACATTGGACCAACAGAACCTTTTTCTAAGGTTATTTTTGTATCCGAAGATTCGTAATTTTGAGTTTCAGCTCTTGTTGAAAATATAACATCATCCCCTAAGAGAACATCTATACGAAATGCTTGACGGTAAAAATCATCCTTATACCTTTGCTCATCAACACGCGATAAGATTCTCAATTCAAAATCAATATCCATCGTTAATTCTTTACCTTCAACCTGCGGAGAAATATAAATAGTATGATCACCCTTCAATTCTATATAATCATTATCAAAATTATGAGGTGGACCAAACACTTTTTGCATCGTCACACAATACGGAGATTTGCTGTAAAAAAACGGAACTTCTTCAGGATCATGTAAAGTGTTATTTCCTTCAACTTGTAATTTTAAATAAGTACCTCCGTCAAATGGCCTTGACCATACTTTGGCCGCTGCATTTGATTTCCAATAATTGTAAGGAGCTAATGACGCAATTGTCTGATTAATTAAATTTGTATTGTAATCTTCAGGACTCATTTCTTCATCCTTTACGTATTTAGAAAAATCAATTGCTTTTTCTGATTCTTCATACGATACATTTAATTGTACTGTTTTGTAAGGCGAAGCTAAACTCACATTAACCCCCGAATTAAACATCGGATACTTTAATTCCTTCAGTACGTTTACTGAATTTTTATAAGAACCATAACAATCATAAACCTTGAATTTAACATAAGATTGCGCCTTATTATTGAAACCTTCGATAAACCACTTACCTTTATGTTGATACAAAGTTGCACCAACAGCTCTCAATAATTTATCTAGCACATCATAGCAAGACGAATATTGATAAGTATCTGTGTTTTCGTTGAACTTTGTAAAACACTCTTCAAAAATTTGAATATTTTTCCAATCGTAAAAAACATTTTCAACCCCAGGTGCAAAATAAATATCATAACCCAAACCTGTTTCAAACAAACATTTTGCTATATAATCAAAAACAGATCTTGTTTTGTAGAATAAAAATGGTTTTGTTTTCAAAACATCCAATCCATCAGTAGCTGTAAAATGAACGAAAAACGAACCGTTCTCGTAAGGTTCACTATAAACATCAGGCAACAGATAACCTTGCCAAATTATATTATTTACAATTCCATCATTAACATCCCTAATTTCAATTAAAAATCGACGTTCTTCTCCTGTTAGTAAGTCCAAAAACTTACCATCTTCCGCAGTTTCGTTAAGCATATTGAAGGTAAGTTTAGAACTCATTATTGTACCGAAGCGACTTTCACCGCTAGAGTAACTAAGAACAGGAGCACCTTTTTCGGTAAATTTTTCAACGGTAGAAAAATCGTTGTGCGTATCAATAATATTAATTACTATTTGCTCCATTTTTATCCTGTTCTAAATTTACGGCGCTCAAATCTATCGAGCACCAATTTTAATTGCTCGCCTGAAACATCGAATCCACCTTGAAGTATAACATTCACAGGCTGATCATTTGTTGCAGGCGCTATTAACTCTTTTAATTTATTTAAAGGTGCAATAACCTCAGGATTATTCGCCGCTCCCGCATACTCACCCATTAAACCTAACGTTGGCCCCGATACAATACCACCATTTGCAAATTTTGGAATGGAAGCGAAAGCTGCCATTACACCACCAACTGCTGTAGAAATAAACGCAGGTGTTGTAAACAATGCCCCTGGACCTGTAGCTGTTGCCGATTGCGTCGCTCCCTGAATCGCATTTGCAATAGAAGATGATAAAGCCATTGCTATTAACTTCATAACCGTTTTAAACATTCCTTGTGCGAAACGCTGCAAGCCATTTTGAGCCTCGCCTAGACTATCCACCATTGAATCGGTCATTGAACCAAATGCAGATTGTACAGAATCTCTAACAGACTCAGCCAATTCCTTAAGTTCAGACGTTGTTTCTTCTACGTCAGTAGCGTCAACTTGTAGTTTAAAAGTTGTTTCTAAAATATTAATTTCACTACTCAAGCGCTTATACTCATCTAGTGTTATACCCGCTTGTGCACGCTGTTCTTTTAGTTGATTTATTTGATAGGTATACCAATCAACTGTGTCTTGTGCAGGCTCAGTAGTAACAGCAACAGGATTTTGCTGAATTTCAAGTGTTTTTTTATAGATAGCTATTTGATTTGCTAAATCTTTATAAGCATCGCTCGACATATCTAACTTCACAAGCAATTGCTCCATAGTAGCAATTTCAGTATTAAACCATTCAGTAGAACCTTCAGTTACGTTAAGTGAATCTGCAGGATTTTGAATATTTTCTAAAGTATTTTGGTAGATTTTTATTTGAGTATTCAAATTAGCATAAGCTTCAGAACTAACATCCAATTTTGATTTTTGTTCTTGCATAGCAGAAATTTGAGCTTGCATCCATTTTTCAGAACCTACAGCCCCCAAATCTTCTACAACTTTTTTTAATCCACTTGTCGCTCCACTAGCAATATTAGTTGCGTCTGTATAATCATTTACCGTTTCCGTAACCGCTTTCTGCGGACCAATAATTGCAGTTAATTGATCTTCTAATTTTGATAATTCGGCTGTAGCTATTTTAGTATTTTCGGATTTTGATTTTGATTGCTCAAGATCAAACAAAGTATTGCCTATTGCTGCATTTCCAAAACCACCTTTAACAATTGATTTACCATAACTCCCTATTGTCTGCCATACACTCGGGTCAGCTTCATTACTAGCACCTAACTCTAAATCAATTTTCCTTTTTTGAATTTCAACTAATTTATCCTGAGCTGCCTTTACCCTTGCATTTTGAATTAATGAATTTGTATAGGCGTCTGTTGCTTTTTTAGCCTTATCAGTACCTATAGTTTCAAGCGTTAGCTTACCAAAATGTTCAGATGATTTCTGTATCAATTGATTTAACGCACGTGTACGCTCTTCATCGCTTAATTTTTTATTTTGAGCAATCGCAACTAAACGTCGCGTTTCAGCAATTTCAGCTGTTACAGACTGTGTAGCCTTTTGCGTAGTTTCATTTAACTCCTTTTGTGCGTTAACTAACGGCTTTAATCTACTTTCAGCTAATACAAACCCCGCTGTTAACGCCGCTAGAACAGCTACAACAGCTGTAATTGGATTAGCTAAAAAAGCTGTATTCATAGCAAGCACAGCAACACGTATTGCTTTGAAACCATTTACAATATTTGGTATCGAAGCCATTAAAGTACCAAACACAACTAACACAGGACCAACTGCCGCACCAATAGCTGCAATACCAACAATCCATTTTTTTTGCTCACTATCTGTTGCAGAAATTTGTCTCATAAAACCATTTAAAGCAGTTACTGCTTTAGTAAAATATGGTAAAATTACTTGACCGAATTGCGCTCCCAATTCTTTTAATCCTTCCGTAAATACACGACTTTGATTTGCTGCCGAACCTATTTCTTTTTGAAAATCCCCATGCGCATTTTTTGTTTGGCTTAAAACGAAATTGTAACGAAGCATTACTTTTTCATCTTGTGTCATTGCGCTAATCTTCTTAGAAATTCCTTGCGTGTAGGCGTATTGCTGTAAATTAGCATCCGTCATAATTACACCTAACATTTTCAAACTTTCAGTTTCACCCGAAAAAATTCCATTAAGAGCAGTTTGCGCCTGATCTAAACCGATGTTTTTAAAAGAAGCTAAATCACCTGCTAAACCAACAAGCTTCTTACTCATTTCAGCCGCTTTCCCTTGAGAAATCCCCATACTAGTACCCATATCGCCATAAAGTGAAAGCATATCCAATGCAGCACTTTCCGAAATACCAAAAGCATTTAGCGTAGACTGCGCAAATTGCTTAACACTTTCTGATTGTTTACCAAAAACCACATCTGTTTTAGAAATAGATTGCTCTAAATCTGATGCAAATTTTGTAGCCGCTGTACCTAACGCAACTAAAGGTAGAGTAACAGCAGTACTTAATTGCTTTCCTACATTTTGCATTTCTTCACCACGTTTCTTTAGATCGCGACTTATATTTTGCAACTGCGAAGAAAGTTCTTCCATATTCGCCTTAAAACGAATGTTAATCTGTGCTAATCCCATTTTGATCGTTGTTTACTTTCGATTTCTTAAGCTGGCGTTTACGATCTATTTCTTCCCAATAAGCATTCATATTTTCAAACGCTTCTTGAACTTGTTCCTCAGTTTCAAATTCAATCTCATCAGAAATCTCATCATCCCAAGGCAAAGGCATTAAACTTTTTAAACTAGGGTTACCCTTTAAATGAGGCTTTAAACTAGCATAGAACAAATAACGTATTTGCTCCCAACTTACCTTACTTTGGTTATACTGTTTATTATAATAACCATTAACCGCATTTGTAAATGAACGAGGCGTTAACGAATAGAATTCATCGAATTTTAAACCGATTTCTCCAAGCGCCAACGCCTCTAATTCATCAAAAGTAATTTCTACTTTTTGTGTACCTTTTTTTTTAAAGTTTCAACATCGTTCGTAGAAACTTTAGGCATACTATTTACAAACTCTTCAATTACTTGAAGCATTAAAGTTGGATTTGCAAACATTTCATCACCTACATCGTTAGCTTCTACTTCGGTATTCGTTAATTTTGCACTTTCAATTACTATTTCAGTAACCATATCAATTGCCGAAAAAATATCTTCTTCAGCATTTGCAAACTGTTGCATTATTTTTGCTAAAACAGCTTCAATATTAGTTACTTTCCATTTGATTGATAACACACGAATTAACGAATACGAAAAACGCAACGGTATTTCTTGCCCGTTAATAACTATCTTCATTATGCTACAACATCTTTAGTTAAATCCCCATTTCCTTTGAAAGAAAAATCCCCTGTTACACTGTTCCCTACTTCAGCAGATATACTTGATGATTCAATGTACACTTTACCTGATAAAATGAAATCACCAGTTGTACCTGTAGTGAACTCTACATCGATTTCAGTACCCGCTAATTGCAAGCCCACTAAATCCATAAAATCCGATTGACTTGATGATGTTGGCTTATCAGCCACTAACGCAGAAGTAGACATTGTCCATTCGTAGTTACCAGGAACAGACATTGATCCTGAGGTATCTTTTGTAGCAATACTTTCTAACGTTGTAGAAATTGACACACTACAAGATGTAGCGTGAAATAACGTTTTCCCTTCAAATGAAAAACGTACATTTTTACCTTTATAAATTTGACCTGCTGCCATTTTATTTCACTATTTTAAAATTAATCTCACTAAATATTTTCTCTGTATTGATATCGAAATCAACATTTGTATTAATAAACTCCCAATCTGTTGCTTCAACAAGTACCTTTAAATCATCAGCCATTTGCATCGCTTCAGTAATATTGTTCGACTCAAACCAAACCGCCACATTAACATTGTACGCACTCGCATCTTTTGTTTCATAAGGCACCTCTCCAAAACCGTATACTGCAAATGGAAAACTTGTACTATCAGGAGCTATTAACGGATAAATTTTACTTTGAACTTTTGCTGTTAATGCTGGATAATTATTTAAAACATCCAACAAAATTTCACTTACTTGTATCATGATTGTAGTTTATTTAAACGCCTTTGTACGAATTTTACAAAATTAGCCTCAGCTTCAGCTGTTACTTTTCCTTGTGTTTGATTATAAGCCCTGGTTAAGTATGGATTTGCTTTTGTTCTACGCACCGCCGCACTATTGTTAGCACCTTTTTTATGTTTACGTTTAAAACCTTTTCGATACACATTTACACCATCATGAACAAAATGTCCATACCAACCTTTGTTATTACCTTTAACACGTGGACCAACTAAAATAGTTGGGTTTTCTTTGTTTTTACCCGTTATAGTACCCAACGATTTTTTTAAGTTACCTGGTGTAATTTTTACGCCACGCGCTACGTGTACTTTTTTTGAAATTGGTACTTCACGTTTCGCAACTTGTAAAGTCGGTTTGGCGATTTGTCTTAGAATAATGAGCGCTTCTTTTCGTTTTCCTTTATCATTGGCTATCGTTTTTAATTCATTTACCAATTCATTAAATCCTGTTACTTCAACATTTAAACTACTCATAAATCACACATTGTAATTCTAAGAACTCACGTCTACCAATTTGACGAACATGCGTTACATTGTAACGCGTACCTTCAAAATCGACCTTTAATTGATTTGACTTTTGATTGATTTCTGCACGAAATCGCACAATAAAACTTCTATTAGTTCTATGCAGAACCTTACCTTCTATTTCTTCACCACCCGAAACTTCATCCACTTTAGCCCACGGAATACACAGCACAACATCAGTTTCTTTTTCTTCACCAATACTGTTTTTTATTTTTTACGTTTCATATAAAGTAATACGGCGATCTAATTGTCCAACAAAGGGCTTATTTACACCTGCCATTTTCGGTAACTTTGAATTAAACTTTTTGCCTTAGTATTAATAACCGCCGCATTATTATCTCTACGATCATAAGCTTCAGTAACTAATAAGAAAATAGCCTGTTTAATTACTTTCGGTAGCGTTTCCCCTGTATAACCTTGCTTGATATAAATTTTTACTTCAGCAGCTTCAGGTGTATTTTTAAACGCAACTTTAAAAGTTTCAGTTCCCTGCTTTGTAACCGAAAAAGCCGAAGCAGGAAGAACCGAACTTTCACCTTCAGGAACCTGCTTATATTCAACTTTTTCTATAACATCATTTACAGCCTTTCGTTCGTACACAAAATCATGAAAAGCATTCGTACTGTAAATTGTTGTTTGTTCTTTTAATGGGCGCTCGGTGAAGTTTTCTATTTGCTCTATTGCTGAACTGATATACGTATCAATTAAATCATCATCATCCGTACAATCAGATTCAACACGCAAATGCTTTTTTACAATATTGAGTGTTACTAACTCAATATCATCTGTTTTTACAACTTCTTCTTGCATACTGCTTAAATAAAAAAAGCCTTTCTCACAAATTGAGAAAGGCTTTTACATTTATAAATAATTATGAAAAAACTATTTTACGTATTCCGCGTATTTCGATTCCACCAATTCATCTGCCTGATTAGCTGGTAAATCTACTTCTTGACCTACGTTGTAAGGCAAGAAATAAGCCCCGCAAGGCGAAAGTAAAAAGCGAACTTTTTTAGTTTCTAACACAGTACTTACGTTCTCTACAACCGTAGGTGTTTCTACAACAGAAGCGTTAGCTTTAACGCTCTCTGTTTTATTTTCTTTACTAGCTGCCATAACTTATTACTTTAAAAATTTGTTAACCGCAAACGCTTTAGGATCTGCAATCGCTACATCTGCATAGAAATTAGAGTAAATTTCAACCTCACCAGTTTTTGGTTGAGATACTGCTGTGAAGTTTACACCACCCCATTGACCGATGTACATTTCTTTAAAATTACCATAGATCAAAGTTTCGTTAGTCGCTAACGTTTGAATGATGCTTGAAATAATTGTTTTAGTTCCATCAATTGTACCGTTTTCCATTAAGAAACGACCTGAACCAGCATCTTTAGTAATAGTTCTTAAACTTGCCGCTAATTTTGAATTTAATACAAACGTACCTTCACCAGCATTCTCAGCTTCAATCAAGCCCCATAATTCCACGATATCCTTCCAAACTGCATCAGCACCTGTAGTTGCCGCTGCTAATAAAATACCAGGAGTATTTAATAAACCTAAAGGTGCTTTACCACCCGCACCATTAATCGCTCCACGTTCTAAAGCAAACTTAGCCGCAGTACCTAATTTTCCAGAAATCATTGCATCAACATCAACTGAAGATTGTAATAACAATTGTCTAGAAATAGAAACACCTGCACCTGCACGTTTAGGTTTTAATGTTGGACCAGCAATTTCAGCCGCATTCAACACAATTGCCTCACGTTCACTTAACCAAGTGTAAGCAAAATCACCTGCTTTAGGTAAACTAACATCACCTGTTAAACCAGTTAAAAAAGTTGCTCCCGCATCTTCTAAAATTAGTCTTGGAATAAATCCATCAACAGGTCTAATGTCTGTTGGAACTAAACGAGCACCGAAAGCTCCTGAATCTTCGGTTACAGTTTGCCCTGTAGCTCGAACCATTGAGGCAGGAATAGAGAAAGAATTTTCAGTGTTGAAATCCAATTTAAGATCTCTAGCTTCTTTAATAGCCTCCTGATTTAATTCTGCTTCAATACCTGTTTGTTCACCTCCAGCTGTAGCTGTACGTAACGCCTTGGTTATAGAAAAACGTTCTTTTAACTTATTAATTTCACGCTGCTCTGCCGTTCCCTCACCGCCACCATGAAAACCTGTATCAATAGGTTGTGCGTTCAATGCAGCAATACGTGCTTCACGCTCTTCGTTTTTTTCTGCTGTTGCTATTTGTGTATCTAAATCAGCAACCTCTGTATCTTTTGCATCTAATTCGGTTTGCTCTTCAGGATTAAACTCTCTGTTTTCTGCTTTTGCTTTATCAACAATTGCTTGTTGCGCTCTTAAAATAGCTGTTCTTTGTTGTTTTAATTGAACTGACTTTTTCATTCTACTAATACATTTGTTTGTTAATTCTTAATTGACGTTCATAAACCGAACGTTTTATTTTTTGCTCACTTACATTTTCAGGCTTTTTTAACGAAGCTCTGATCTCTTCTAAACTTTCGATACCTCTTTTTAAAGCATCAGGGTTACTACCAATTGGAACAATGGACCATTCTAACAATTCTTGACGAACGAAATAAAATACATCGGGATTTTCACCTTTATCAAAATCGCCCCAACGCCATTCTATTGGATTCGCTCCAATACTCGCCATATTTAAAGTGCCATTTTGAACTTTACGCCAAACCTTTTCGGCTAGCGGATTCACTTCAGCATCTTCAAAAGTTACTACGCCAATTAGTAAATTACCTTCAACACGAACTTCGGATATTCCAATTACCATATCAGGATTATCGCTATACGATTTATGCCCGTATAATACTACTGGATTTCGTTGGTAACGTGTTAGGTCCCACCCATCAATTTTAAATACAGTATCGTAAGTGTCAACGGCCTCAGTACTGATAATGAATTCAGCCTGCCGTTTCTCTTTCATTTCATCGGTAATAGTTCGCATTACCGCTTCACGTACCAACATTTTACTCATCTGCATTTTGTTCTTTATTATTCATTTTTAACAAGTGCGACATTAATTCCATGTTTACTGGTGTTAAAGGTTCATCGCCACCCTCTATAGGATTTAGATCTTCTAACGCCCTTACTTCGTTACGCGTCATCACTCCACTATAAATCATTTTAGTATAGAAATCACCTTGCGATTTAGAATCGCCACGTAAGAATATTTTTTCGTTAAACTTTACATAATCATTTGTTGGATGATTTTTCGGGAAAAGTTTTCGGTGTAATTCAGCTTCTAAATTCGCAGTCCACCCCATAAGGCAGTCCACAACATATTGCATGTTTTGTTGCTCTAAAGTGTTGAAATTAGCATTGGTTAATGATTTTAATTTATGCACTGGCATGTTTAACCAACGTGCAACATCTTCAATACTGAATTTGTTGCTTTCTAAAAATTGTGCTTCAGCTGGTGTGATTGCTATTGACTTGTATTTTAAACCAAAATCTAAAGCAGCCAATTTAAATGGACCAGGTTCTGCCATTTTACTTTTAAAACCATCTACAATTAATTTTTTGTTTTCGTTTTTAACTTCCGAATCACTTTCAATAACACCATAACCCAAACCACGCTTACTATACATTTCGCCACCATACTCGTGCGCATCTAACTGAACGCCTAAATTTGCAGCTGCGAATTTTAGTAAGGAAACTCCGACTAATCCGTTTAACGTAAAAAATTTGAAATGCAAAATGTCGCTACTATCGATGTTCTCACTACCCTTATAGGTATACACCAATTTGTTTTTCGATTTTTTTACATCGACTTTCTCGTTATCTAATATGTCAAAGAACTCCTCTTCGCCAGTAGTTGTATTTCGATGTATTTGAACAAATGCGTTTCCTTTTAAAATCATAAGTAAAACGATTGTACGCCAAAAATCGAAGGCTGTCATAAACTCGTTAGGAGCTGTAGCAATTAGGTAGTTTGCTGGGTGTGAACTTAATTTTTCACGAACCCTGTCGGTTTTCCTGTAAATTGCTTTCGGCATCTTAGCGATATCGGTAGACAACTGATCAACACCATTGAAGAACGCAGATAAGGTTAAT